AGAAAAAATATTGAGTATTATGAGAACAAACATCTCATAAATTTTAATTAATTATATTTTATGATTGAATCTATGTATTTTTTATCATAAACTCCAATTTTTGTAGTTCTATCCCAGTTACTATAATTAATAAGAACCTTTTCGTCATCAACTGTAATACTTAAACTATACTCAATTGGGTCTCCATCGAATTTAAAAGGCGCAGAATAACGTAATAAATTCATATTAGAATCAAATACCGATATTATATGATAATAATGTCTTGGTGACTCATAAGAAACAATATGATTTATAAACCAAATTTCGCGTTCAATAATATCAATCGCAATATTTCCTGTGTTATTCTCTCCAACTTTTTTATTATAAACAAACCCACAACTAGAACCTCTAGCACGTGAGAATATTTTAGGTGTATTTTTTGTTTCAACCACAGTTAAATTATTATTATCTAATTTACATATCTTTAGTGGATGCCATTCATATATTACATGAGTTTCATTATTATAATCAACAAAAACCCAATTTTTCTCGCAATTTGTATCTTTAAAGTTTTGTTTTAATTCGTTGATTTCGAATTTTTTAGAAAGTATATCATATTTACCAGAAACTATTCCAATTTTATTATTCGAATGATATCCTGTGCCTATGTACATTAATTTTTCTTTATATGTATCGTAATAAATTTTAACATCCTCTACTCCAATATACAATCTGCCATCATATACTAAATCCATCCAATTTGTATTTAAAACTTTAAAATTAGTATCGAACTCTACAACTTGATTTATAGATATAATATGTTTCTCACAATTTTGATAAGCACCAGTATCTGTAATATGGTAATTTACATATCTTACATTCATTAAATAACCATTATTATAAGGATTTTTAATCAAACAACTAGACGATGATATAAATTTAATTGATTCTCCATTAATTTGATGAGTAACTGTGCTATCAATATGATATAAATGCTTTTTTAATAATGGTTGCTTATAAAATTTCATATTAGATAATAAACAATTAATTTCATTGCCATCGTTAGAACTATTTAAAATGGTAACAGCTTCATCATTGATATTTTTATTTCCAATATAAGCAGAAAAAATAGTATACTCGACATCTATTTTATATTTATATACATCATTATGTAAAAATAGATAATTGTCTCTATTTAAATTTTTAGCAAGAATTTCCTTAGCTGCTTTGTAAAATAACAAACATAATTTATGTTTAGAAGCAAATCTATAATGTTTAATTATTTCATATATAGCTTCAAGACGGTCAGGATAATAATCATATCCTGCTAACCAGTAGTTTAAAGCCTCTCCAAAATTACCAATATGCTTATAAGATAATCCAAGCTTATAATAACTATACCAAATTTCTTCTTTCCATCCGTCAAGTTCAATACGTTTTTTATAGTTCTCTATTGCGTCCTGGTATTTTCCAGAATCATAATAAGAATTGGCTAAATAAAAATGGTAACGTCCATTTTTCGGGTCTTCTTTAATACCATCAAGTAGCAAACGAATATCGCGCTCAAATTTATCACTTTTAGCCCCACCATCTCCAATATCATTTATAAAAAGTGAATTCTTCTCGATATTCATTGTCGTGTTATTTTGTGGAACATCAATATATTCATGAGTAACACCAACATATTTAAATAAGCCATTATTTTTAACTATTCGCAAATTTTGATAGTAAAAAGATTCATTTCCTTGTAAAATATTAAAACTCATAGCATTATTAAGGAATGATTTATCGAACTTCTTAACTTCTAATATCATATCTGCGTCAAGCAATAAAACATAATCGGACATTCCAACACATGATTGTAAAGCATAATTTCTATTATGACAGAAATTTTTAAAAGGTTCTCTTACAATTTTTCCAGCTATATTTTTAGAGTTAAAATATTCTTCAATGACCTGAATAGTATTATCAGTAGAACCAGTATCACAAATACAATATGAATCAATGATTGGCAATACGGAATCAAATAATCTTGTTATAATACGACTTTCGTTCTTAACAATCATATTTAAACAAAGTGTAGGGGTTTTCTCCAAAAGTTCCATTTAATGTATCTAATAATACATTTATGTTTAAATTAAAATTTTATATATAAATATAAAATTATATTATATAAATATAAAATGGCATTTACAAGATTTAAATATGATGATTGCAGAACAAAAAAATCACTACAACAATCGACAGACCCAGGAAGATGGGTTTTGAATGTTCCTGGTAATGGAGATAGTCCATATTATATGGAAGACCCACATATAATTCCTCAAAAATGGGGAGCGAACTTAAGAACAAATACTATTAATTTAGAAAGCGATTTATTAGGTGTCAATAGAAATTTAAATAGGGATTGTTTAGGAAAAGATGAATATCAAAAATATAATGTTCCAAATCAAGCCATTCAATATCCATCATGTAATCAACTAACAACAGAACAGTCGAGAGCGACAAATCCAGCTTGGTGGTATAGAGATTTAGAGCAAAACGATTGGCAATATCCACCATTAAATCCCCAAGCTAATACATGTCTTCCCTTTCAAAATAATTTAAGCACAAGAATTTTAGAAAAAGATTACTTTACACCAAAGAGGGATTGTGTATTAAATGAAACTAAAAATATGTTACCTGCTAGCTTTAATTTAATACGTGGAAGTTATGTAGGTGGTCCAAATACATGCGCTGAAAGTAATTCTTGTCAACGTATTCTTTAAAATGTATTATTTAGATTATTATATATGAATTAAAATAAAATACTTTATATATATAAATATGGAAATAGCAGTCCCATTAATAGCATTAGGTGGTATGTATATTATATCAAACCAAAAAAATGAAGATTGTACTAAAAGAGAGATAAGAAAACTGTCACAAGAAAATTTTGTTAATATGGGCATTAAAAGTAATTTAGCTACAAATCAAAGTGAATTGCATGGTAATTATCTACCAAATACTAATATTCCTCCACAAAATTATCCTACTACAAATATAAATCAATTGGTTGATACTGTGCAGGAATATCCAAATCCAAATGTCGCTACTGATAAATATTTTAATCAAAATTTGTATCAACAAAAAGAACGAAAAGGTATAGCAGTTGGACAAGACCCTCAACAAATTTTTTCACTTACAGGTAATTATTTAAATTCAGAACAATTTAAGCATAATAACATGATGCCATTTAATGGTGGAAAAGTAAAGGGCAGGTCTTATGATGTTAATATTGCCGAAACTGTATTAGATAACATGATAGGTTCTGGTTCACAAACTATAAAGAAAATTGAACAAGCTCCTTTATTCAAACCTGAAGAAAATATGCAGTGGGCTTATGGTATGCCTAATCAAAGCGATTTTTATCAGTCTCGTGTAAATCCTGGAATGAGAAATAATAATGTCAAACCATTTGACACTGTAATGGTAGGCCCTGGTTTAAATAAGGGTTATTCCATAAATGGTAGCGGTGGATATAATTCAGGAATGGAGGCAAGAGATAAGTGGTTACCAAAAACTGTAGATCAATTAAGAGTTGACACTAATCCTAAATTAGAATATGAGTTATCCGGGCATGAAGGCCCAGCTGATTCTTTTATAAAAACCGCAGCAACAACCCAGATGCTTGGTCGTGTTGAAAAACAACGTCCAGATACATTTTTTATTAACACACAAGATAGATGGCTAACAACTACTGGAGCATCTAAAGGAGAAACTTTAAGACCAATTCAAGAAATGGGTATTGTCAGACGTAATGATATTCCTATTGATTATATGGGTCCAGCTGGTGCTATAGATGTTAAGGCAACAACGGCACCCCAAAATTTTGAACCTTCTAAAAGACATGAGGTTTTATCAGGAGGCATCAATCATTCTACAGCAGTAGGCAGAGGAGATCACACAGATAAAGAAGTTTTTTTACGCAGTCATACTAATTATGAGAACCATCGTTCAACCGTTAAACAACCTGATACAATGAGAAGTGGGTTTAGCGGTGCGGTTGGTGCTGTTGTCGCGCCTTTATTGGATTTTTTACGTCCAACTAGAAAAGACGAAACCATTAATAATGTAAGAATTTACGGAGAAGGTGGAAAATCAGTTTCTAAAGGCCCCGCATATAATCCACAAGATACTGCTCCAACTACAATTAAAGAGACTACCTTACATGCTTTGAATTTTAATATTAACGGCCAAAAAGACGGTATTTATGTTAATAATTATACTGCTCCGGATAATACACAAAGAGATACAACTAGTTCTGAATATTTTACTGCTGCTGGTGGATATGCTACTGGTTATGGTGACATGAATTATGACGCTGCGTATAGACAACATAATAATGATATTAAATCTCAGACGATAATGAATAGACCAAATCAAGGTGGAACCCAAATATTTAATCAACAAATGAACGTACAGTGTAAAGATGATTGCGATAGATTTTCTGGACGTGTTAATCCAGCATATTCTAATTTAAGTTCTTTACCTCCATCAGTTCAGACATATGGTGCTATTCGTTCTCCACAATATTATAATGAATCTTATGGATGTGATAGAATTAATCCCGATATTTTAACAGCATTTAAAAATAATCCATATACACAATCTTTAACAAGTGCTGTATAATTGAATTTTTTATAAAATTAATTTATAAAAAATACTTAAAGTTTATTATGTATTTAAACAATAATGAGACCAATTATATACCCAAAATGTGCTTTAACATTTAGAAATTTTTATAGAAATGATAAAGTATTAACAAATAAATACATGAATAAATTATACAGAGTTGGTCCTTTTGATGTAACATTGAGAGATGGTTTACAAGGATTATCGAAAGACGAACAATTAATAATGAAACCAATTGATTTAATAAATTTATATTACGAAATTGAAAGCAAATATAGACCTAAAAATATGGAAATCGGTTCTATTGTATCGAAAACAATATTTCCTATTTTTGAAAATAGTAGTACTTTATTTAATCATGTTGAATGGTCGCAAAATGAACTAGGAGACGATAACATTAATGATAATAAAATTAATAATTACATTTTAATTCCGAATGAAAAACAATTTGAAAAAAGAAACCAATTTATCGGATTAGAAAATTTTTCTTTTATTTTATCTATTTCAGACAGTTTTCAGATGAAAAATACAAAAATGTCAATTGATAATGCTTTTCAACAAATAAAAAATATGATAAGGCAATTAGATGATGAACAATGTCATCGTATGGTTAAATTATATGTATCATGTATAAATGAATGTCCTATTGAAGGTAAAATAGATAATGATAAAGTAGTTGAAAAATTATTAAAATATCAAGAGTTAAACCCAGATATATTATGTTTATCCGATACATGTGGAACATTAACAGAAGATGATTTTAGTTATATTATAAATAGTATAAATAAAAATAAATTTTATGACAATGTATCATTACATTTACATGTAAAGCCAGATAGAGAAGATGAAGTTGAAAAAATATTTCATAGAGCATTAGATTTTGGGATAACAAGTTTTGATGTATCCGCATTATATAGCGGAGGTTGTTCTGTTACAATTGATAGAAATAAATTAGCACCAAATATGAGTTATCAACAATATTATAAGTTTCTGACAAATTACTTATTAAATAAATAAATACGTTATATTTAAATATAAAAACACTCCGTAAAATATAGTAACTTAATGTCGCTAACTATTCATCAAAATATAAAAGAAAAATTAGATTACTTTTATGAAATCCATAAAATTCCAAATATTCTTTTTCATGGACCAAATGGAAGCGGTAAAAGAACAATCGTTAATGATTTTATCCATAAAATTTATGAAAATAATCGAGAGCAGATTAAATCATTTGTAATGTATGTTAATTGTTCTCATGGTAAAGGTATAAAATTTATAAGAGATGAATTAAAGTTTTTTGCTAAAACACATATAAATTCAAATGGAGGCAATAATTTTAAAAGTATTGTATTATTAAATGCTGATAAATTAACTATGGATGCCCAATCAGCATTACGAAGATGTATTGAGTTATTTAGTCATAATACACGTTTTTTTATTGTAGCTGAAGATAAATATAGCCTAATGAAGCCAATTATATCAAGATTTTGTGAAATTTATGTACCAGAACCAATTATTAATGGTCAGATAATAAATTTACATAAATATAATTTAAATCAGGTGTTTAAAATGAAAGATAATAAAATACAAAGATTAGATTCATTAAAAAAAGATTTGTTAAAATTAGTAAATAAAAATTGTAAACTTGAAATGTTAATAGAATTATGTAATAAATTGTATGAGAAAGGTTACAGCGCATTAGATATTTTAGCGTTATTAGAAAATCAGAAATTTTTAGAAGAAATTATAAGTTTAGAAAAAAGATATGAACTATTAATTTGTTTTAATCGTGTAAAGAAAGAATTTAGAAATGAAAAATTATTAATTTTATTTATATTAAATTTTACATTTTTAAGTTCAGAATTATGTTTAGAAAATATAAGTTTTATTTAAATGGACGACTTTAATGTAAGCGCGCTTCACGAATCTAAAAATGAATGGGGGTCTAGATTAGTAACTTTATTAACACCTCTTATCATTGATGGATACAAATCAATTCTTGAAGAATCCATTAAATTATGTAAGGATAATAATGAAACAGATAAATATTTAATGACATTTCAAAATTTAATTTCTCGTATTCCAAAATGGAATCAACAAATTGTCGAAAACGAGAGAAAAAGGATTTGTGAAAAATCAGGATGTAATTATTTAGAAGATTTAGTAACATGTGTTCATATTATTCAACTTAAAGTATTGACTGCCATGAGAGTTGGACAAAAACAAAAGAAAATAAATATTAATGTGCCTAAGTTGGATGATTTTATTCATAAAGTTTATATTAATGTTGCTAGAAAGGTATATAAAAACGTATACCTATTTCAGGTAGGTATTGAACCATTACAAATACAAAAAAATCACAGAGAGCTTGAAATTATTGTTCAAGAATGTATATTGAATACTTTGAGAGAAGGTGTTCCAGTGGAAGCCATTTTAAAAGCCTATATGGATGAAACGGTTGAAGAAGATGTTATTGAAGAAATCAAAGAAGAAGTTACACATGAACCAATTATTGATAATTCTGTTGTAGAAAACCCTTCAAAATCTGGTGTTAGTTTCAATAATATTGATTATGTTAAAACTGAAAATGGTGTGTCGCAAGTGAATGCTCCAAAAAATGTTGATAGACTTGAAGAAATTAGTTCTATGAGGAATGAACAAAGAAAAAGAGAATTAGAGGATGATAGTGATAAGCTTACTATTAGCGAACAAACATTTAACTTGGATAATTTAGATATACATAATATAGAAGAACCTAAATTAGATTTATTACCAGATTTGTTATTAGACGAAAATGAAATTGAAATATTAGAATAGAATGCGTAAAATAAAGAATAAGATTATTCTTAAATAGATTAATAAATGACAAGTATATTTGTTGTGGCTGCTGTCATATCAATTACATTTTTTTTAGTTAAGTTTTTTGAAATGCGATATATTGAAAAAGAGAGTAAACCTCTTAAGTTTTTAATACGCGATGCGCTTTTAGTTTATTTTAGTGTAATATGTGCTAATTTTATTATCGAGCAAATTAATCCTATAATGAAGGCTGGAAGTAAACATGTTACGCCTGTTTTTACTGACAATCCAGCATTTTAAATCGCACAATAATATTTAATCAAATTATATAATTTATTTATTATATAATTTAAAATTCTTTAGATAAGCATATAATAAATATATTTTAACGACCAGTCCATACTTTTACAATAGATTTTGGAAGGTTACCTTTTTTCAAGTCATTCATATAGTCATCAAATGAATAACCCCAAGTTTGATATGTCATAATATTACCTAATAATGATTTCTTATTTAATATATTAGGGGATTCTGTAAAAAATATGGCTCCTAAAATTCTCTCAAGACAACATCTATCTGGTCTACAATTAATAGAATTTATTAGATTTGTTAGAGCGTATTTTGATTGAATGTTTTCTAAAAAACGTAGACTTATATATGTTTGTCCACCGAAACAACCATACCATTTTTCAGATGGCATTCCTAGAATTTGAACTCCACCTGTTATTTTATTTTCAATTATAAATCGATTTTTTAACTTTCGTGAAATTCGCTTTGTATTTTCAACATTTTCAGTGTCTGGATTAAAATGCCATAATGGAAGAACATCAATATTTTTAAAGCTTTCAAAGTTTATTCTTTTATGAAAAAAAACGCTATCATGAATAATTATCGCATTTTTAAAAAACTTATACTTCAAAAAATAATAATAAGGCAATAATTCTCCCCTTCTAGGAAATTCTGACTGTATAACTTGTAAATTTTTATAATCAAAATCTGATTTTACAAACTCATAATTACTATTATCATCTATTATAACAATTTTTCTAAATGGATAAAGAGTTCTCAGTAATTTTACAGACTGATTCCAGTATTGATTTGTTTTTTCAGAATTAACGTGTCTTGTTATTATAAAACCGAATATATCCATAATATAAATATATATTATAGATTCTAAACATATGACGGAATTTTATCGATATTTATAACATCATCTATTTTATCAATTTTTCCGTTAAATTTTGAAAAAGCATCGAATTCTGGACGTTCTAATTGAGCTTGTGGTGTATGATTATGAACACATCTAGCTATCATCTTATATAATTTAAAATCAGGATATCTCTCTATTCCATTATTTTTATAAAGCATATTCATGCCTTTATCATCTAAACACCATTCAAATATTAATTTTTTAATAGGATCCTTAATTTTATTTAAATCTTTTATTTCATCAAAATCGTCGATAACATAATCAAAAATAGAACAAGCTAATCTACATAAATCAAAACTATAATTTGGTTCTAATCTAGGTTTTTTATTATTGAAATAAGGCTCTATATTATATTGCGTTGCCGCATCACCTCCTGTTTGAAAACTATCACTACAAAATATTTTTCCGTCGAATTTAAAAATACTTCTGCCAAAATCTATTATTTTAAATATACGTCCATAAGTAGGCACTCTATAGTATTTTTTCTTATAGCAATAATATAAATATTTCTTATCTGTATGATTATACATAATATTATTTGTATGTAAATCATTATGTGTAAAATTAAATGCTTTTTGATAAGTAATTAAAATCATTATTATTTGCATAAATGCTGAATACCATTCATCTTCAGATAATTCATTATTTAAAATTAAATCATCAAATGTATTTTCACAGTATTCCATACTTATAACTTGAACTGGAAAAGTTGGGATTGTTACGTTTATTTGTTCTTCTTCATCTTCCCATACATCATCCTCATCATCCTCATCCTCATCCTCATCATCTTCAGACATCGATTTAAAATCTTCAATTGATTCTTTATTATCATATCCCTCAGAACCTGATTCAAAATATTCTTTTTCACAATTTTCACATTCATCTAGGTCATCATCATTTGTATGAGATGAACGCGACGAACATGTTGAATTAGATTTTAATGTAACTTTATTTTCTGTTAATAATGGTGTATTTGTAATGTCAACTAAATCATAAGACATATCTTTTAAATCATTCAAATCAATTATATTATTGTCCTCAAATAAATCATCAAAAATTTCATTATTTATTGAATTTACAGATTTTAAACTAATATTATTACCGATTGTTATGGGTTTTAATTTAGTTTGTTCCTCCTGAAATAAATGGTCATAGTCGTCTATTTTGAATAAAACATTTTTATTTTTGTTAAAAAAATCAGACTTATTTAAATAATCAATATCATCAAATACATTTATTTTAAAATCATTTTTAATCGCCAAAAAGGAGCCATAATATTGGACTCCATGTGGAAATTTAAATATGTGATGTAATTGGTTTGATAAAAATAAAAACAGTCCATCAACATATGCGGCGTTATTAACATCGATAAATTTAGCGTGACAATCGTTGGACGATGAATCTAATTTTGGTAAATTAAATAATTTTGGATTTGACATGTCATATTTACCAATCATATATTTATATGGGTCTAATAGAGGAGCCATCTTGAAAAATACGGGGACATTTTTAACCTTATTAGTGTCTATATTTTTAATTTTACATGTAAAAAGATTATTATTGTCTTCAACTTGTGATTCTATATTAGAAATATACCATTTATTATTTAGGTTTATGCTGTTATAATTTGTATCATTTAAATTGAAAAATCTTGTATAAATTGGTATATAATTTTGTGTTTTAGAGAGAAATAGTGATGTAGAATCTTCAAAACCCTTAAATAATTCAGTGTTCTTTCTTTTCTGATAATTAATCGTCAACATCTTTAGTGAATTAAAATATAAATTTACAATGTTTTTAACTAATTATTTAGTTAAACTATTTAATATCCCTAAATTACTATAAAATATTTATTATTCGTTTCAATTTAGGAGATATTTACAAATAGGGTTAAAATTAATTTAAATTTTCTTTTTTTTATATTATAAAATGAGTTTGGAACTTAAAAAATTTGACATGAAGAGTATCCAATTTAAGCCTGATGAAAATAAAGGTCCTGTTGTAGTTTTAATTGGTAAACGTGATACTGGCAAATCATTTTTAGTAAGAGATCTATTATTTTACCAACAAAATATACCAATTGGCACAGTTATATCTGGAACTGAAGAAGGCAATGGATTTTATAGCAAAATGGTGCCAAGGTTATTTATCCATAATGAATATAATTCAGCAATTATTGAAAATGTATTAAAACGTCAAAGAACTGTCTTGAAACAAGTAAAAAAAGAAATGGAAGCTTATAAGCGTAGTAGTATTGACCCAAGAGCATTTGTTATTTTAGATGATTGTTTATATGACGGTTCTTGGGCTCGCGATAAATTAATGCGATTACTTTTTATGAACGGTAGACATTGGAAGATAATGTTAGTTATTACAATGCAATATCCATTAGGAATTCCGCCAACATTAAGAACTAACATAGATTATGTATTTATTTTGAGAGAAAATTATATTGCTAATAGAAAACGTATATATGAAAATTATGCTGGTATGTTTCCAACATTTGAATCATTTTGTCAGGTTATGGACCAGTGTACTGAAAATTATGAATGTCTTGTAATAAATAATAATTCTAAATCTAACAAATTACAAGAGCAAGTTTTTTGGTATAAAGCTGATAATCATAATGATTTCCGTTTAGGTTCTAAAGAATTCTGGGAACTATCTAAAGGTATGCCTGAGGAAGACCAAGAAGAACAATATGACCCAAATAAGACGAAAAAGCGTGGCGCCGGCCCTAAAATAAATGTAAAAAAGACGACAAAATGGTAAAATAATTAATAAGATAATATATTAAAAAAATAATATATTATTTAGTAAAATGAAGATAGGCGTCGCAGTTCCTTGTTATTATGGACATATAGATAAATTATATAATTTATTAGATTCAATTAATACCCAAACTGTTATTCCAAATAAAGTGGTTGTAAGTTGTTCTTCAACAGAGAATCTTGAAATATCTAATCAATATAAATTTGATTTAGAAGTTATTGTTATAAAAGAAAAGTTAAACGCTGCTCAAAATAGAAATAACGCTATATCAAAATTATTGGATATGGATTATGTTACATTTATAGATGCCGATGATATTATGCATCCACAAAGAACAGAAATTTTACTTAAAACAATTGAAAAATATGATAGTGATATTATATTACATAATTATCAAACAACACCTTATAATGATGAAAATATATTTAACGAAATTGTTGATGTAAATGTAAGAACAAATTCATTAATTCAAGCTTGGAGTGGTTGTATTACACATAATGGTTATAATGATTCAATCGACAAAATTCATCATTCTCAAGGTACAGTTAAAAATTGGATATTAACTCAAATAAAATTTCCTGAAGAACAAGAATTTAATAGAAAAGAAGATAGTGTATTTTGTCATAGAGTTTTTGGTTTGCCTAATATAAAACACGCATATATTGTGAATGAATTATCTTATTATTCTCCATCAAATACGATTTTCTAAATAGGTCGTTCTCCAAGTCTAATTGTAACTGGATATTTAATAAAACAATAATCCCTCCATGTAGTATGATGCGAATGATTTAATTCACACCATTCAAATAAATATTTACCATTACTTGCTTTTAAAGGAAATTCTTCCCATAAATTATATTTAAAATGGAATAATAAATTCATAATTCCCATTTCATTTGTTTTACATAATGTGTATTTATTCATTGCTTCAATTAATTGTTCTTTATTACATATTTTTAGAATACTTGTATCATAAAGCCAGATACAATTTAACATATGATGTTTCTCAAAAATCTCCACTCCAAAATCTGATTTTAATAAATTTACTAATTCTTCATTATCATAACTGATTTGATATTTAAAAATCTGGTCTGGTCTGAAATTGGGAGATGCATCATTTGGTGCTAAGATTTTATTGTGGCAATCCAGTTCTAATAAGTATTTAACATTATCTAACACTCTTAAACCAGCATCTAAATAAGTAACTCTATCCCACTTTAAAAAATAATGATCAAATACATGTAATTTTTCCCATTGATTTAATTTATAAATCTCTCTTTTATCACTATTTGAAAATCCATTAGGACCTATTTTTTCAAGTAAATTGGATTTATTTATTGATGGAAATTTCATTTCTATTAGTTTTAAATCATTTTTAATATGTTCTTCTAAATTAAAATCAATCGTAATTAATACTATTTCTCCATCCCAGCAGCCAACAGTTCTTAAGTCTCTTATAGTAGTTATAGCCTTATTATAGTAAGCACAATCAGTAATTAATACAAAAACAGTATTTGACATATAATATAAAATTATTCTATTTTATTTCATATTATAAAACGCAATTATTTCTTGTTAGCAAATGGACCGGATTTTAATTGACTCTGTCCATAATCTGTTTTTCCGACCACAATATTCTCTCCTTCAAATAACTCCTTACAAATATCAGCAGTTGAAATATTTTCTTGTTCACCTAAAGCGAACTCTTGTGTGCTGGCATTATTAACACCAATTAAATTTCCATTTTCATCAATAGTTTGAGATAATGTATTACCAGTTTTTTCAGCCTTTTTAATATTCTCATCAATAGCCTTTTGTTTTGTCTCCTTAACACGTTGTTCAAAAGCTTGCTTAGCATTTGCTTCATTCTTTTGCTTCTCATGCATTAATTGATTTAGTTCTTCTTCCATATACTCGACGCGACCTGTCTTATAAGCTTCAGGATCCCATGGCATCCACATTCCTACAGGTCCAACCATAATATCGTGATTTGGATCAATTTCTCTCAACATTTTGCATCTTAGTTCAGCTTCTTCTTGTGTAGGATAAGAACCTCTAATTTTAAGACCTCTTGTACTGGTTTGAAAATTATTTTGAATATCAAATTTCTTTTGAAGTTCTTCTTCATTGTTGTCTAAATAAGTTTTATAGTCATCAGACAAATTTGATTTAGCCAAATTATCTTTCTCTTCCTTAACAAAATCTTTAAAATCTTTAGTCAGGTCGTCAAAGGAAATATTGTATTTGAATGATACAAAATTTACAAATTGTATAAATTTTTCCATAGACTTGTTAAATTCCCAGTTCTTTAGGAATTCTTCAAAAAAGAAAATATCTCTTTGCTTCAAAATTTTATCCGGGGATACAAAAGACATACATACAAATTTTTGCCCAGCAATTGGCTTATCTTCCTCTAATAAGTCAACATATTTAGGATTCTCTTTTCCATTAACTACCTTTCTCTCAAAACCTCCCTTTTTAGATTGTTTAGATTTACTGCGATCCATTTAATTAACTTATTTATTTATTTTTAAGTATTTTATCGCAATAAATATTTTTTCTTATTATTTATTATAATGAACGGATTAATTAACGTTGCTGAACTTGTTAAGAGAATTATTAAGTATCTTGTTGAAGGTTTAATGGTTGCTATTGCTGCTTATGCTATTCCTAAACGTTCTTTGAATGTTGAGGAAATTATATTGATTGCCTTAACTGCCGCCGCCACATTTAGCATTCTTGATACTTACATTCCATCTATGGGTGCTAGTGCTAGGTCAGGAGCTGGTTTAGGCGTGGGACTAAATTTAGTACATTTTCCTGGGGGATTTTAATTAGACCATATATGATAAGAAAAAATTAAATGTACATTGATTTAATAAAATGATAAATTAAAATTATTTAAATATAATTAATATAGTATATTTAAATAATCTATATGAATAATCAAGAACTCATCGATAAGGTTCAGATTTATGAGGAAAAAATAGCATATTTAGAAAAAGAATTAAAGGAAACGAGAGAACATTTAAAAAAATATACAAATAATACTAAAAGATATTATGAAAAAAACAAAGATGTTATTAAACAAAAAGTAAAAGAATATAAAGAAAAAACAAATTATGTTGTTTCAAAGGAAGTTATAAAAGAAAGAAACAGACGTGCTTATTTAAAAAGAAAAGAGCGATTAGAAAATGAA